GTCTCCTTCTTTAACACCTTTGGTATGTCCGTAACCTATTGTTAAAACATCTGCTGCACATTTGTATGCGTTGTATTCGCAGCCTTCAAATTTTTTAATTAGCGATAAACCTTCTTGTGATATGTTCATATCTTTACTCCGTTTCTTTTGTAGTAACTGTTTTATAATAGACAACAACTTCTTTAAGTTCATTTATATACCTCTTTAGTTCTTGCATATTATATGCCATGAGCTCGTAATCGGGCACAGACATAGCTAAGAATACCACTTGACCTTGGTCTTTCTCAACTCTAGTTATGAATTCTTCTAAATTTTTATCTGATACTACATACCAGTAAGGATCTTTTAGATCTATTTCTCTAGGCATTATAGGTTGAACTATAGTTCTTTCTATAGGTTTAGATATAACCTCTACCTGTTGCTTACTTGGTATTAGGCTGCAACTGCAAGCCATCATCAAGACTGTCGATACTACGGCTATCTTCTTCGATACTATCAAATACATCTTTAGTTCCTTTGTTTACTCTTGGTTCTATTAAACCTGGTTTAGCTGCGGCTAATTTGGTTAGGTTGTGTCTTTTAAACATATCAAGATACCTACTCATGTCTGCTTCTATTTCTTGATTGCGTGATTGAATGACTAGCAAGCCTTCTGTTTGCTTTGCAAAATCATTCTGTAATGATTCTATTGCTGCCTTCTGTTCTTGATCTCTTAATTCAAATGCTTGATTAAGAGCTGATAGTTTAGAGTTCTCGTTCCATAAAAGATAAGTAGCTAATACCATAACTACTATAATCCCTATGAATACTTTGCTCATACAAACCTAGATAAAACTACTGATACCAATATAAAAGGATATACAGCCCAGATCATGTTCTCTAGTTTATCGAAACGCTTTGATCCGTCTTCTAATCTTTTATCAATACTTTTGTATAATGCTTTACATTCTCTTTCGTGTGACTCTATTGCATTAAGAGCATCTTTTGCAGTTGCCATTTACTTCCTCAAATTGTATATACGTTTAAAGATTTTTCCTTACCTTTAACTTTTATTGCTTCTAAAGATTTTAACTCAAAACTACAGTTTTTGGCAGTATCTTCTCCTATAAGAATATCAACGCCAGCTTCTTTAGTCCCAGACTCAAGTCGAGCTGCTATGTTTACACAGTCTCCAATGGCTGAGAAATCAAATCGTGTATCAGATCCCATGTTACCTACTACAGCTGTACCAGTATTTACTCCCACCCCAATAGCAATCTCATGTGATAGTTCTTTGTTAAGTTCTTTGATTGCTTCTTGCATTTCAATAGCAGTCTTTACTGCTTTGTCTTCATGATCTTCTAAATCTAAGGGTGCTGAGAATATGGCCATGCAAGCATCACCAATAAATTTATCTACCATGCCTCCATTTCTTTGCACGCATTCTACTTGTACTGTTAATGCCTTGTTCATAATCTCAGTAACTTCTTCTGGTTGTAGTTTTTCTGAAAGACTAGTGAAGCCTCTGACATCTGTAAATAAAAATGTAGCTACTTTTTTTTCACCACCTAGTTTTAGTAAGTCGGGATTTTCCTGCAATCGTTTAACTTGTCTTGGGTCCAAGTAATGTTCAAACTGTTTTTTAATTTGTAAACGCAATTTAAACTGTTCTCTAAAGCGTAAATAGAAGGCTATAGCTCCTGTAATGAACATTGATATCAAAGTCCACGTTACATCAAGCAATATTCCTGCTTGTATCAACCAATAACCACCTAAAGCTGTACACAACATAGTAAAAACAGCTAATACAATGCCTAGGGTCATGCCAAGATAATTGATTAGAAGCCATGTCAGGGACACAAATATTCCAAAAATTAAGATTTCTGCTGATAAACTCCAATCAGGTATTATTGGGGAATCTTTTAGTAAAATTGACTCAACTAAGGCTGCTTGTATTTTATGTGGCTCGAGCAAACCGACAGGGCTTGCCAAAGTTGGCACAATTCCATTAGCAGTAACTCCAATAATTACAAACTTTCCATTCACATCCATTTCTTGCAAAGTAGTCTGTGGAGTATCTACCCAACTAATCCACTTACGACCAAAACTATCTGTCTTAATTGGTGGCAAATGTCTTACAGCTATTTCCTGAATACCATTATCATTTGTAGTGATAATGTACGACTTAGTTCCTGTGAGTGCTTTTAGTATTTCTATGCCAAAACTTGGAGACCAACCTTGTGGTGTTTTCATTAACAAGGGTATTCTTCTGACAAGGTTATCAACATCCACTGGAGCTGTTGCTATTCCTTGATAAGCATTATCTTTTAGTATGTCTATATTTTCTACAATGCCTTGCGTTGGTATACCACCAACTTGATTGCCTTTGATTATTGTTCCTACTGTTTTTGGGTATTGCCCGTTTGGTGTTTCAAACATGGCTAGTACGCTTGGTATATATCCTAGTGTTTGTGCAAAGATGCTATCTCCTCCAAACCTGTCCTTCTCTGAGAAAGAGATTGACCATCCCACTCCAATTGCTCCTTTGTTAATTAGGTCCATTTGGATATCAGCTAAATCTCTTCTTGGGAAAGGAAAGCCTCCTCGTTCCTGCACATCTTTTTCTGTAATGTTAAGTATTACAAAGTTACCACTTGGCTCTTGTTTCTTAACCAATGCATCAAAAGTTTTTAGCTTGACTATTTCTGTTGGCGTAAATTGAAACACTAACGGTAAAGCTAGTATTATTAATATTGGTAGTAGTAGTTTTTTCATAGGTAAGGTGGGTAGTTTTACTATTACAGTGGTACCCACACTGTGGAGTTCTTTTAGAAATTAGCCTCGTCAAAATGCTTGTCTATAGCAAGATGCTGTCCACCAAACTGTTTAATAGAAACTCTATCTTCTAGTTTTTGTGCAGCTTCAATAATAGGCTGTATTACCTCAAACAAATCCCAATCGGGGTTTAGTTTGTTTATCCTGCTTTGGTCAAGCATTATTGCTACTGGTGTTATGCTCTCACCATCCTTTAGCCCTAATGCAATTGCAGGTTCCCCCTCATCTAAAACAGCCAGTAAGCAAAGCTTACCAGTGTTTTGTTGTATCATCGTCATCTTTTCATATACCTTCTGTAATGTAGGTTTACTCATATTAATTAACTCCTTTTTATTTAATATACCTTTATTATATATATAAATCAACAGAAGTCAACACTTAATTGCACTTAATTATTCTGATTGAGTTATTGTTATGTTTGAATCACCACCACCATTGACTATTATCTGTGTGCTTTTTCCGTTTTGTATCATGACAACAGTATAGGCATTAGACTTCTGTAAGTTCAATTCTATGCTGTCTTCCAGAGCTTTGTAGAATGTTATAACGCTGTCCGTCATGAAGGTATTGATTTGGGTGCTACTATCATAGCCCAGCTGTGTTCCTTTTAAATCCACATCAGTCTTGAGTAAAGTTTGCGTTTGGTCTAATTCATTTACATCTTCAATAAAGTCTAATAAGTCTTCTAAAAAATTCACATCTAAATAATTTATATCGAGTTCTGTAAATTCTAATTCATCTTCTGCTAAATAATCTATTTCTAAATCATCAAACTCAAGCAAGTCAGCATCAAGGATATTAGTATTAGTTCCACTATTTTCACTCTGTTTAGTCTTGTCTTCTTTTGGCTCTTGTACAATTAACATGTTGTCAATTAACTCTAAGGTCAAGTCCAGGATTACTGGATTAGTAGGTTCAGTTTCAAACATAGACACAGTGGTAGCCTGATAGGGCTTGTTAAGAACCACTTGTCCCATAGCAGTAGAAACAACAATTTCGCCACTAGGTAGACCGTCATTGTCTGGTAATAAGATAATCAAACTTCGTCCTAGCTCATCTACAGTCACAGTAAAATCCGTGCCTCTAATTCCAATTATTGCACTTGGCGTATTTATAATAAGATTTTCTTTATCTATTGTGCCTAGCCTGCCTGTGATAAATCTTGCGGTACCACTGGCAAATGTTAAAGCCATTTTGGATTTACTTGGGTCAGGGTCATAGATATATTCATCTATAACTAATTCAGAGTGTTCAGTCAATCTAACTTGGCTGTCATCCAAAAAGGTAATACCCAGTCTCCCGTTAGAAGTCTGGACGTTGTCGTAGCTGTTAATGTCTAGGGTTAAAGAAGCTTTGTAGATGTCATCTCGTACAACTCTACCTTCTCCATTCAGTTCAGTTATGCTGCCTATATTAGCAACCGACTGCACTTCCCCCGTCATTTTGAATGACACAAATAGTACCATTACTGCCAGTAGATGTGATGCGTAACCAGTCATTGTCGGTACTGCTTAATTGATTGATATTAAAGGTTCTTGAATTTCCTGTTTGGTTTAATTTAAAGTACCCACCTGCGTAACCCTGCCCTGTAAAGTTTACAACATTGTCATTACCATCAACGGTAACATTATTTGTTGCATCAGCATTGTTGATATTAAAATCAAAAGTATTGCCATCACCGGTAATAACCCAATCAATATCTGCATTACTAGCCAAGGATGTAGTAGCTAAATCTAGCGTAAAGGTGTTTGTACCACCTGTTACATCTACATTAACATTTGAATTGTCAGCTCCATAAGTATTATTCGGGTCTATCTGTACGTTAAACACGTTAGTAGAGCCATCAAACTCCCAGAAGCCTATAAAGTTATCAGCTGTTATGTCGCCCAAAAATTTGTTACTACTCCCAATTTGATTTATATCAATGGTCTGAGTATTTCCGTCTAAATCTAGTGGAGTCATCGACCCAGCTGCTGCTGTAGCGCCGCCTATCAAGTTTCCAGAACCAAGCTGTTCTGCATCCAAATTAAAGGTAGCTCCAGTCTGGTCTATATATATTTCATTGTCGACTGCGTGTATTCCTAAAGACACGACAGCCATAAAACTCATAATTAATTTATTCATATTTCCAATAACCTCTTTCTATTCCTATGTTTATAATATTTAAAACTCCTGTTTCTATTGCCTTTTGCAAAGCTATAGATACGCTTTCATTCTCTGATATACCACCTTCTATCTCTACTAGCTCAGTACCAGTAGCTATAAAGCGAAATATATCTTGGGAAATACTAGTGGATAATAGACTCTTAGATACTAATGTTTCCATGAGAACTTCCCCTGTAGATACAGAAACTAATCTTAATGAAATAGTAACTGTGTCTTCCCTAAACTGTTTTGATGTGCCGATACCTAAATATCTTGCTCCACTGCCTCCGGATTTTAGATTAGACTCATAACTAATCACTCCACCTTGTACTAGTAAACCTGCAAACAACAAAGGCTTTACCTTGTCTCCTTCTTTAAACTCTTTACGCGTACTACGAATCAATTGTCTTTCCTTGACAAGGTCATCGAGACCAACCCTTTCTACCACTCTAAAGAACTGTCCGTTTGAAGTGTGTTTAAATGCTCTTATCAATAATGCTTCAGGAGCTTGTGTTACTGCTGTGCTAAACAAAGCAAATGTACTGTTACTCTTACGCTGACCTGTTAAATCCCTGAAACTGTTGGGGTATATAGCTATCGTAGGTCTATTCTTGGCTGGTGATAAATTCTTTAATTCTTCTGATTGTAAGCTTAATGTAGAGGTTGATTGCATTTTTTTAGTTAGCACCAAGTCTCCACTTTCTTCTATTACTGCACAGCTAGAAATTAAAATTGCCGACAGGCAAACTAATCGTTGTTGAATTTCCATCACTATCCGTTATGGTTAAAGTTATTATGCCGTCTTCTACTTTGTAAACTATTGTGTTGCCTTCTAGTGTCAGTGTTCCTGATTCAGAAGGTATCTCACCAAACAAGTTTTCTACTAACTGTCTTGAAAGCTGTGAGTAGATTCTGGATTCGAGATTTCTGATAAACCTAGCCAGAGTTGTGTTCTCTTTGTCTCTTTCTATTTGGTCTTGTAAAGATTTTATCTCTGCTTTAAGAGCTGCTTTACGATTAAATTCTTGTGAGTTTATTGTAAGATAATGTGAGCTTGTATTATTGCCGTTAAAACTAGGGCTTTTAAACTTAAAAACTATTTCGTCTGCTTGTACATTTAGAGCTAGTATAAAAGAAAACATAACGCCAAAAGCAAAAACTAGAAAAGCAAATATTCTTACCTTTGTCGCTTCTTCCTTATCCTTGTCAGTCTTTCCTTTGGTCATCTCTGTCTGCCTTAGCTATTTTATCAATATTGATTAATTGCGGAACGCCCAGAATTGTCTTAATCATAGTGTCTTGTCTTATGATTTCGTTATCCAATGAACGCACCCTATCTATCAATGCTACTAAAATACCATGCTGACTGTCAAGTTTGCCACCTAGTCTGCCTTCCATAGAATTAATAATTGTCCCTAGCTTTTCGTCTAAGACATCTACTTTCACTTCCATGCCATCAATAATTCTATTAATAAGCTTCCAGACAAAAGCACCCAATCCTAGAGCAGCAGCAATAGGAAAACCTAGTTCAGTAATAAGCTGTACTGCTGCATCCATGATTTTATTTGGGTTAATTTACAAATTCTATTTACTTATCTTTTGCCTTCATGACATTTAAAGCAAGAATATCTATAAATTTATATAGTTTGCCAATCCAAACATCGTCTTTTGGTGTTGGTGTACTAGCTGCTATTAAGCTGCTTATTGTTACTATAGTGGTTATCCACATTACTATATCTGCAATCATTTTTTACCCCCTTTGGTATTATCAGATTTATCATCCATAACTTCTTCTGCTAATCCTTTAGCGGACTCAACAAAAGAATTTTCATAAAAACGCAAACTAGGTAATAGTTCGTTTATTTCATACTCTAGTTTTGCGACCTTATCTCTCAAACTTTTTATATGCCTAATAGAATTAATCTGTTCTTGAGTCATTGCTGATTCAAGTACCTCTGTTCCATCAGGCAATGTTGCCGTATTCTCTTCTTTTTTTTCCATATTCTCTCCTTATGGGTTTATAAACTTAGTTAGCTGCGATGTAATTTGTTCCAGTAGTAACGGCTGCAACGTGTGTAGTCTTTTTACTACCTGCTGCTCCTGCTACGTCTGGAGTATCATCACTAGCGTCTACTGGTGCGTATAAAAGTATTAAAGATAAATGGTCTACATTTCTTTGTACCACTTCATTAATTTCTGCTTGTGTCATATCTTTAACTGCAGCTTCTGCAGAAGCGTCTGTATTAATACTATTAATAAGCGTTACGCTATCTGTTCCTGCTGTTAAACATTCTGTTACTGTTTGTGCCATTCTATTCTCCTTTACCCTTCTAGGGTTGTTATACGAGCCGTTAATGACTCAATTAAAGCGTTCTGTTCTTGTATAGCTTTTACTAAGATTGGTACAAATTTACTGTACTG